GCCGCTCGCCTGCGCAGCGGCCGCAGCGGCAGCGATCGTGCTGGCGGTCGAACTGCCGCCGCTGTCTGCTAACGCAGTAATCGCGGCATAGGTTAGTTCGAGGCTCGACGCGGTCTGCGCCTGCACCCGGTCCAGTTCCTGCCGGCTTGTCGCCACCAGCTCGGCCGCGCGCAGCAGCGATTGACTGAGGCCCGGCAGCGACTTCGCTGCATCCTGATCGCCACCGCGCGCTGCCGCATTGGCCGCGTTGAACTGGCCGAGCAGGGAAGCGAAGCCCCCATCTTCATTGCCGCCGGTGAGACCCCGGATGCGTTTCACCTCATCCATGATGCTATCGCCGACACTGGTCCACGCATCGCGCAGCTGCTCGGCTGCTTTGGCCGCCTCCTGCGCGTCCTGCATGGCCCATATCTGCTGTTGCAGCACGCGGTTGCTCGCATCAAGCTCGGCAAGATCGAGGGCGCGGAGCGCTGCCGTGTCACCCTTCAACTCCAGCAACTTGCGTTGCAGATCCTGCCGCTCCGACAGAATGTCTGCCGCGCTGCTCGCACCGTTCATGCTCGCTTGCAGATCGGCAAAGGCGGGAGCCAGTTGCATCAGCGTGGCGTAGGTGGCCTGCCCGGCGGATGTCGTCAGATCCTGCGCCTCCACGAGCGCACGGAACCCGGCCAGCGACGAAGGCATTGCCAGATCGAGGCTATCGAAAACTTTGGCGAACTGCGCGGTCTTCGCAGCCGCCTGTTCCGCCTTGGAATAATAGGTCTCGAAATAGGTCTGTACGGCGCCCGTCATGTCGCTGAGGCTGTCGAACTGGTCGGCCAGCGCCATCTTGAGGTCGGTTGACAGGCCATATGTCGCAAGGCCGAGCATATCGAGCGAACTTGTGACCTGTTCCGCCGTCGATGCAACGCGCGCCAGCGTTTCGAACAGGCCTTCGCCAACCTGCTGGAACCGTTCGATGCCGGGAAACGCCGCCTTCGCCATATCGTCAGCGGCGGCGCCGAACACGGCATTGAGCTTTTCGGCAATCTCCTCCCCGGTCAGGCCGTTGAGGTCGATCTTGCCAATCTTGACCACAAAGCTGTTCAACCGCTGCTGGATGGCTTCTGTGGATTGGCCGAGTGGGCCAGCTGCAGCGGCGATGGCATCATTGAATTGACGCAGGATCAGCGTGAACTGGTTTTCCAGCCCGCTGTCAGCGTCGGAATATTGCGTCGAATATTTGGTCGACGTGGTGATGCCGAACGTCTTCTTCTTCTTTTTGATGTCGGAATAATAGGAGGCGTCGTACCCGCTGCCGAGGATCTGTTGCAGTGTCTGATCGCTGCCATAGAGGCCTGCGCCCACGACGCTGGTCTTGGTGCCGAACAGCGAACCGATGGCTTTGCCGATGCCGCCCAATATCCCGCCGAGGATCGGCACCTTGGACAGCAGCCCGCCACCGGTGAGAAGGCCGGAAATCACCTTGCCGGTCGTGTCCGTCTGGAACCCGGTCGCGACGCCGTCGGAGGCATTGATATTGCCCTCGCGCACCAGCAGCGTCGCAAAGCCGCCGATCTGGCTTTCGATGGCGCTAAGCGATGCGGCCATCTGGCGCGAATAGGACAGCATGACCGTGTCGACTTCCTTCAGCGCGTCGATCGACTTCTTGATGCTATCCGACTTGGCGCTGCTATCGCCCAGCACCGTGCCTGTCCCGTCGTTGGCCTTGGGCAAGCTGCTGCCGCCCCCTCCGAACGCACCAGCGATGCCGACGCCGATCGATGCGAGCGCTGCGATCGTCGCTGCGCCGGCGGCCAAGTTGAGCGGGAATGGCAGGGACGAGATTGCCGTGACGACCGCCTCCACGGCTTTTGCCGCCGTACGCGTGCCGCTCTTCGCAACCGATGAGACTGTCTCTACCGCGTCCTGCGCCATGGCACGCACCGACAGGGCGAATTCAACAGCACGGAAAGCCTTTTCCGCCGTCTCCATCGCTTTATAGCCCGACGATCCTTCGTGGAAGAAACCCTTGGCGGCCGACGCCATGTCGCCATAAGCGCCAATCTGCGCGGTCGACGTGGCAAGATGATGCCGGGCCGTTTCGCGCGCTTTTGCCTGTTCACTGGTCGCAGCCCGCAAGCGAACGATATGCTCCGCGTCCGCCCGCTCCTGTTCGGCCCGATTATTGGCATAGATGGACGCCATCCCGCCGATCGCATCACCGACACGCCCGAACGCATCAGCCATGCCCTGGGCACCATTCTGGACGTTGCCGGCGATCAGATCCCACTGGTTCGCGGTGAACGCCAGGGCGTCGCTATATTCGCGCTGGGCCTCCGTCAGCCGCTGCTGTTGCTCGGCGATCTGCACTTGCTGGGCGATGTAGGTCGCTCTGTCGCCGGCGTTCAGCTTTTCGGCCTCCTGTCCTGCCTTCACGGTAGCAAGCGCCTTCACACGTTCCATATCGGTAGCACCGACCAGACGCAGTTCTTCTCGCAATTCGGCGAGACGATCATTGCCGGCGGCCGTCATGCTGTTGAACCGATCGGTCGCCTGCGCCGCGCGCACACGCTCGCGAACCGCTTGCTGATCCGCCAACGCCCTGGTCGCGCGCTCCGCTTCTTCCTTTAGGCCGCGCTGCTGCGCCACTTCGATAGCCGCGAGCAACGGCAGATCCGCAATCCGGTCCTGAACAAGCTCGGCGGCCCGTTCGGACGTCACGAGACCCGACGCCACCATGGCGTTCACCTGTTCCTGCGCAATCGCCTGCTCCCGCGTGGATGCCGTCGCTTTGGCACCGTCGGCAACACGCTGGGCGACGGACAGCTGAACCTGCCGGTTCACGGCAGCCTCGATATCGCCGCGCTGTTTGATGGCTTGGGATTCCGCCTTAACCCGCGCTTCGGCAACCAGTGCGGCAGCATCGGACACCCGATAGGCGTCGGCCACGGCATTCAGGTTCCGGATCTGGGCGGCCGTGGCTTCCGCATCGCGGGCGAGCTGCTGCGCGTGCCGATCAACCTTGGGCTTCTCCGGGGTCCGATCCGCCTTGATCGCCGCAGCCTGTTTTTGCAGATCGGCGAGCTTGTTCGAACGCAGCTGCTGGGTCACGTCCTGACCGAACCTGGTCATGGCCGCATTGGCCTCATTGAATGCACCCTTATAGGCGCCGCCCGCGTCGGCGAGGATGTCGCTGATGCCCTTGCCTTCGAACACACCTTTTACGATGGCGCTGATGGCGCGGAAGGTGCCCACAAAACTGGAATAAAGCCCGGCCAGCGCATTGCGACCGGCGGTGGTCATCCAGTCCATGGCCTGCCCGAACCACTTGCCCATGTTGCCAAGGTCCAGGCCGACGCTCCGGGCCATGACCTGGAATGTCGCGGTAACAACATCACCCGTCGAAACCGACGTATCCTTCAGCCGCTTGATTTCGGCGTGGGTGAGACCCAGGCCTGCGATCATGGGCTTGGTATCGACGCCTTTCGATACTTCGCGGCTGAACAGGGCAAGCGCGGCGACAGCGGCCCCGGCACCCACCGCCAGCGGCGCGAACCGGACTGCCACCGCGCCCAGCTCCGCAAAGAACCCTTTGACGCCGCCCTCGGCCATCTGCGCCACCTGGATGATTTGCCCCGCCTGCGTCGCGAAAATCTGCATGGGCGGCGAACCAGAGGCCGCCATGGTCGCAATATCGTTGATCTGGAAGGAAAGCTGGGTCATCGACCCGCCGCGCTTGCCGGCCTTACCAGCGGTAGCATCAAGCCGATCCATCTCCGCGCTGGCAGCACGAAGGCGGGCAGCGACCTCGGTCAGTCCACGGCTGTCAGCATCGGTCGCCCGCATCTCCGCCCGCATCTGGCGGATTTCGGACGCGCTCTTGCCGAAAACCTCGATCTGGCGCTCCAGCTGGCGCACCATACCTTCACTGGCTTTTTCGACGCGACTGGTGTCACGGGCGACGCTTGCCAGTTCGCGGGACGCCATGTTGCCGAAGCTGCTGATGCTGGCGCTCGCGCCCCGAAGATCGACCGCCCCCTTTGCCGCCCCTTCCATTTTCTGGAATTCGCGAGCGACGTTGGCGACGGTCTGCCCCACTAGGTCATCCATCGACCGCAATTGGCCAAAGCTGTCAAAGAAATTGATGGCAAAGCCGACTTCCAGCGTTGCAACTTCACCATCTGCCATCGATCATTCCTTTTATCCCAGCACCATGCACAGCTGGGCCACTTCGGTTTCACGTTCGCGCTGCGTGACCTCGCCACGCCATGGAGGCGGGCAGGACTCGCTTTCGGCCCGGCGGCCTTCCGCCAGATATTCGAGGGACAGCTTGCGGATGAGCCGCGCTTCCCACGGGGCGAGCCGGGTGCCGGTCAGTTGTGACCATGCCTGTATCGACTGCCAGCTGACCGGAGCCGACCCCATCCCCGCCGCCTCGGTCAGCCCGATCTCGATCAGCCGGCTAATGATATGAGGCGCCGGGTTCGGCGGCATGGGCGGCCTGATCTTCCGCCGCTTCAACTGATCGATGCGGCTGATAGCGGGCGGCCGATCCTTGGCCTGCGCCCGCTTGGTGCCCTCCGCCGGCTTAGGCGCGGCATTGAGCCACGCCATCTGCCGGACATAGAGCTTCAGCTGGTCGTCGAGCCTGCCGAGAACTTTCCCCAGTCGCCCACGAATTTGCCCGCCTGCGCCTTGATCCAACCCAACGTCGGATCGGCATAGACTGCATGATGCAGCGCGGAGCCTGCGAGATCATCGACCTCGATATGGTGGAAACGCGCGGTCAGGGCGGCGAGGTCTTCGGCCTCTTCAGCCCGGCGCTGGGCAATCGGAGCCAGCGCGACCTTGCCGTCATTGTCCTGCATGCGCTGAAGGGCGCGAGCGGACTGGCGTTCCTCGACCTGGGCAAACTCCTGCGAACCAGGACCAAACAGGTCAATGCCTACCGGCTCGCCGTTTTCATATAGAAACGAGCCGTCCGGCCCCTTCAGGTGGAGAAACGCGGTAGCGGCAACAGCAAGAATCTTGATCTTCATGGACTTGTCCTTTCGCGGGAAGGTTGCACCAGCCCACCCCGCGCCCGCGATGCGGGGCGAGCTGGTGCGCAGAGACCGGCCAGAGCCGGAAGCTGCTAGAATGCGGGCTTAGGGTGCGGGCACCTTGACGACGACCGTGTTGATCTCGACCGAGGGCGCGGCGGTCACGATGCTGTCAGCGCCGTCAATCGTTTCGGGATAACCGAAGGTGCGACCCTGAAAATAGCGGATCGAACCATCGGGCAGGGTCACCTTGAAGGCGTAAAGGTTATTACTGACAGCCGAGGCGCGCAGCAGCGTCTGTCCGGCGTCGGCATCGTCATGCGCCACGGTGGGCTGAAGCGTGCCATAGTCGACGGACCCCTTATGCTTCTGTTTCGGCCCTTTGAGGGGCTGAAACTCAACCTTGGCATAGGAGGCGCCGATCGCACCGATCTTGTCGATCTGCCCGATTTCCGTGTAGGTTAGCGCCGCGTAGCCAGCGGCATCCTGCGTGGCAGGAACGCCCGCCGAAATGGCGAGCGCCGTGCCCGCCGCCG